ATGCCTGAAATGTTCATTGGCGCAGAGGTACGCGCCGGAAGCTTCACAGATGAAAAGACCGGAAAGCCGGTCGCCTACAACAATCTTCTTCTTACCTTCGTAAAGCCTGGAAATGTGGGCGTAATGGCGAATGACCGCGCCCCGCTGGTAAAGGTCAAGAATACCCGTGAAGAGATCCTCAGGGTGTTCGGCGAGATGATAACAATGAAGTGGCTTAAGGATCGTCTTAACTGGTACGCTGATGTATTCTACGACGAAAAGAAACGTATAGCGCGCATAATGTTCTATGGTCCTGATGATCCCATGAAGGGCGAGGATCCCAACGGCGCGGCGCTTACTGTTGATGAGGGCATTTCCGATTACTCACATGCTGAATCTGCTGCACCTGTCGGAGCACTTGACAGCAATAAGGCTGATGAGCTTGCAAAGTCTCCTTCTGAGATGGCCGCAGAAAATGAACCTGCTGAAAAGATCAATCCGGTTGATGATGTCTTTGACAACGGTTCGTTCAAGAAGGGCGGTAAGAAATGATTGATTGGGGTGTATCCGCTGTGATCATCGCTGTGATCGCGTTTATTTCTACGTGTATCACTGATTCGAAGATGAAAAAGCTTTCAAATAAGGTCGCTGAGCTTGAGAAAGCTGCGGAGGTGGTAAACGATGACGGAGGAAACGACACAGACGTTTGACGTCTACGGCGAGCCGGATTACTCGTCTATTCTGGAAGATATCAGGAGCGAAGCACAGTATCAGACGGAGTTCCTTCAGAGTATTCACGAGCTTGAAAGCACTCGGACTGAATATCTTCAGACCTATCTTCCGGAGTTCTTCAAAGTGTCCTGGCTTATCCTCGGTTCGTTTATCGCGGTCACATTATTCAGATGGTTGATCTCTTTCCTAGGCAGAGTTTTCAACGATACAACTAAATTCTAAGGAGGTTAATACATATGGGAAATATGCTTCTTCTCTCTGACGCTGGAGCTGTCGCCGCAAAGACAATGATCGACGTATCAGCCGTTGATTTTACGTCTGTGCTTAATGAGATGGTTGCCCTGCTTCCGGTCATGCTTCCGGTCGCGGTTAGCTGCATAGCCTTCCGCAAGGGTATCTCGTTTATCCTGTCCTTTATTCGCGGTGTCTGATCTCTAGCCGCCTGCAAGCTCCCATCTATAGGCGGATGGGAGCTTAATTTTTTTGGAGGTATAATATAAATGAGTAAAACTTTAAGGATCCGAATATTTAGTTTTGTGCTTGCGGCTGTCTTGTCGTTCTTCGGAACTGCTTACAGCATATCTATAATTGCTTCTGCGGCTGATACGGTCAAGACCTGGAACGACTGGGACGATGTAGGCGAGGACGCTATTGCTTTAAAGGACGCATATGTTAAATACCTGCGCGAGGTCGGCGAGGGTGATTTTATTGGTGCTCTGGGCAAGAGCGTTGACGTTCCTATTAAATGGCTGAAGCTCCTCTCTGATGGCCGGCTTGTTCTGTCCCCCTGTGATGATGTAATATACTTCCTCAATGATGGTGTATTGCAGTCCACACGCAAGCAGGGCAAGGAGGCCGATACCGGTCTAGCCTCCAGGCTAAAACCGGTTATTGATGGTAGTACAGGTAAGCAGCTTAATAATTATTACAGTGATCGTTTTATGCCTCATGCAAATAAGGATCAATCTGTATTCAGCTATCAAAGCACCTCGAGCACTTCCGCTTCTCCCTATATACTGAGTTCTCCTTTGTCTCTGTATAATCGTAAAAATGATATTTATTTCATAATTTTCTTTCAAGATGATAATGTTTCTTCATCTCCGTTTTATTCTAAGTATTATTGTCATATGCACGCCAGCACATTAGCTTCTGGCGGCTCTTGCATGGCTGTAGATTATTATAGCATATCTGAGGACAGCCATCATTATTCTTCAACTATTCCTTGGGATCCTTCGACTACACCGTATTTTGCTTTGAATTTTGATTGTTCGGCTTCTTCTATGGAGTTTTTGCGCTGGTTCAGGTATCGGGATTATGATAGCTATAAAAGTAATCAATATGATGGCTGGGGTCTTGTTCCTCGAGGCGGTTACACATGGTATTTTGTAGCTTCTGATTATTCCACCTCTTCCGCTTATATTACGGATTATGTTCGGCGCTCTTCATTTACTCCGAATACAAATAAAAAAGATGATTACGGCTTTATAATTAGTTCGTCACCTTTTACGCTTTACGGTAATCAGACCTCAATTGAATATGACCGCATTCCCGATGATTATGTAATAACTATAGACGGCGATACTATATATGATTATCCTATTACAGATCCTTCAACTGGTAAATCTACCACTATCAATAACTACATAACAAATAACTATATTATTGCTGGTGACGATTCCGGCGGAGGCTCTGGCGGAGATACTACAAATAACGTTTGGAATATTGATTTTCCTGACTTCATTACGAATATAACCACGTCTATTGAGACGGCTATAACAAACGTGTTTGTTGCTGATGTTGATGTTATAAACAATTATAACTCTGAGCTTCAGGACACTTTCAATAAAAAACTCCCTTTCGTGAATGATTTCGGCGATATATTCAAGAGCTTGTTTGTAGATATCGTTGATAATAACTTTGTGTATGCAGGTGATATAAAGCCCTCGTATTCGTCTCCTGGCTCTGAACCTGATTCAGGGGGAACCGCCGAAGCTTCCGGTTCCTCCGGCTCTGTTCGCGAGGAGTCAATAATATATCCAAAGTGGACTATAGATCTTTCATTTTTCGGGAAGGAAATGGAGTTGACTATACTTGACTTCAGTATGTATGCGGAGCCTCTTTCATACGTCCGTCTTATAGTCTGCGTGTTTATATATGCGGTGTACTTCGTCAACCTTATGAAATATCTTCCTACTCTGATCGGCGGCGTTATTGATATGGGTACTGGAGTATATTCTACTGTTAATCCTCCGAAGAAGGAGAAGGGCGGTGATTAAATGATTTTAGAGGCACTCTACGGAAATATAATTAAGTCTGCGGAATTTTTCTTGAACCTGCTTCCGAATGTGGATACTTCCTTTATGGAGCAGTGGCAGTATATAAAATCTGTCCTGGTTAATATCTTTACCGGCCTCGGCTGTCTTATTCCGTTTGGCTCCCTGTTCCCGCTTCTCTGGGCTACGCTCTCTTTATGGGCGTTCCGGCTGATCCTGGCTATTATTCTGCGTATTAAATCTTTCATTCCGTTTATTGGAGGTTAATAATTATGCTTAGTAATTTGCTTATGGTGGCGCTGCATTTCATTGTAGGCCTTCTCAAATGGGTTCTTATTATCGGCAGTGCTGTAGCATTGCCTTTCGTGATAAGCGGCCTTATTCACTTGATATATTACAGACATAAGGGATTGCGCTTCAAGCAGCGTAAATATACCCCGACTGTAAGACGGCGTAACATTTTTGTGAGGCTGTTCAAGGACTTCCCAAAACGTGTAGTTCTGGATATGCTCCATAAGGATCCGGACAGCTTTCCGCATTCCGGTATAGTGATGATAGTAGGCGAGCAGGGCGCAGGAAAAACGACCTGCGCGGCTCACCTTCTGCGCTGTATGAAGGATAAATATCCTCATGTAAAGATACTCTCTAATACTCCTTTATCGTTCGCAGACGGCGAAATTACAAGCCCTGACGATATTATATTCTGTAACAATGGTACATTGGGCTGTATAAAGTTCCTCGATGAAATACACTCCTGGTTTAACAGCTCCGAAAGTCAGTACTTCCCCCCTGAAATGCTGTCTGAGGTGTCTCAGCAGCGGAAGCAATTCAGCTTAATAATTGGAACTGCTCAGAGGTTTGATAGAATAAGTAAAGCGATCCGGCAGCAGACAGGCTATATAATAAAGCCGATAACGCTTGCAGGGTGTTTGACTATATGCAGGGTATACAAGCCCCGAATTACTGATACTGGCGAAATAATCAAGCTGAGAGGCATTAAAACATACTTCTTCGTTCATGATGATGAACTGCGCGACTGCTTCGATACATTCGCTAAGATCAAACGTCTTTCAATGAAGGGTTTCAAGCCCAGATCTGAGCAATATACATCAGATAATGACCCCTCACCAATAGTTGTGACTGATAATCAAAAGAAAAATAGGAAGTGACCCGCTTTTTTTCGGCGCTCCTCGGAGCGCGCCAGCGCGACGAGGGCACCGAAAAAAAACGGTCGCTTCCTTATACTTGATATTAGCCATGAAATGGTGGCAGAAAATTGCGCGGCAGCGCAAATAAAAAAATAAATAGATAAGGAAAATGATTAAATGCCTATAAATAATCTATCCTTGTCAGAAAATCAGGTCTTTCATAACACGAAAATCAAGGTCTATCCAGATGGAAGCACAAATATTACATATTGCAGGCAGGCGATTTTTAAGGACAGCGGCACAGAGATCCGCGAGAACGTCCGGGAGGACGTTAAAGCCGAAGTAAAAGCACAGAGACAGGAAACAGACGAATTAACCTTGAAAAGGGAAGAGCAGAACGAGCGCGAAAAGCCCGCGAGGGATAGGACTTCTGAAATGATCCGTATTCATCGTGACCGTGTTCGGGATATCGTAATTATGAACGACTTCACGCATTTTTTGACGATAACCATTGACCCGCAGAAATTCGATAGCTTTGATGTCGATATAGTCCGGAAAAAGCTTAATCAGTGGCTTAAAGATCAGGTAAAGCGCAAGGGGTTGCAATACGTCCTTATTCCGGAATACCACGAAAGCAGACGTATACACGCGCATGCGCTCGTTAATGACGTGTTTACGCTTGTTCCGTCCGTTCGTGATAATGGAACTGTGCGTAAAGCTAAGAACGGTCAGACGATTTACAATGTAGTTGATTGGCGCTATGGTTGGTCTACCTGCATAAAGCTTGATGACCAAAAATTCCGGGTCGCGAATTATGTCACAAAGTACATTACAAAAGGCAGTGATAAAATATTCGGGAAATACTTCTGGAGTTCGAAGAATATACAGCGTGAGCCACATGTTATTCTTACTGACACAGATTTCAATGCCGTAAATGCGGAGGTGTTCCAGCCTCTGGCCTTCAACGATAATCTTCAATTCAAGTATGAAAGCAATTTCATGTATCTTGCGGACGTTCCAAAGTGTCCGTTGTTCGCGGAGTGTAAGAGGAAGTATCCGGATAGGAAATACCCGCCCTGCAACGGTTGCCCGAATAACCTTGAATCTGCTCTAGATGAATGTGCTATGCTTGCTACAGAGATGGAGGATCTTCAGAATGAATAA